CAGTCTGTATTGAATATCCCGAGTGGGGCTAGGCTTGGCTGAGTCTTTACCAGAGAGATAACGGTTGTAATCTCCTGGTAATACATCTTCGCTACCAACGTAATCTCGACGGTCCATCAAAGCACCTGGAATGGATTCTGGAACGGACTGACTGCACCAATACCCATAATACCTTGCGGAAGTATCGTGGGAATTACTTGTTGCTTAAACGCCTCAAGCAGTGTATTAGCAGTCGTGCTTTGATCTTCTTCTTGGCCACCAGTGAGATCAATGCCTGCCGCTGCTAAACGGTAAGCAACACTTTGCTTCTCACCAGGGAGAGCCGGTGGCGCAAAATCAATCCCACCTTCTAGCGTCTGTAGTTTAGGCAGTACATCACGAGCTGCACGCATCCGGTTCTCATCCTTGGGGATACCGGCGCGTTCAAAGTCGCGACGAAAAACTAAAGCAGCTTGCTCAGGTGATTGTGCCTTACGCAAGGATTCGGCAGCACGGCTTTCAGGTCCTTGTAATTCATGTAATAAAAAGTCGGCTTGCAATCCGGCATCACCTGGATCAAGCTTTCTATTTTTTGCAAAATTAACAAGGTCAGTCTGACGGCTTCCCGTCCACTGTGCCAACCCATACCCGCCACGTCCCATAGGCCCGCCAACAGCGCCACCCTCGTTTACACGGGGATTAAAGCCAGACTCTTGGGAGATATTACCAAGGACGCCTGCAATCTGTGCGTTGCTATAACCTTGTTGCTTTAACTTGCGAGCAACAATAGCGGCGGCGGGATTCAATGACATATTGTTCTCCTTATTCTCCTACCCAATTTGAACTTGCTTTGAGACCAGGGATAAATACGGTTTGCAGCGCAAGGGTCGTAGCTAAATAGGTCAAAGTACGTTTAACAAACTTGGGACAGAGAATCATGGTTTTAAAGCAACAACACTGGCCCCCGTAGATCAAAGATCTGTGTCCAGTTGGCTGGGCTTACATGCTATGCAATGCCAGATAAATCAAATGGGCTGGAAGTTCAGCAGCTTCTTGGCGTACGTATTAGCAAACTTTTGAGAGGCGTCGCTACCAAAAGTTTCTTCTTGGCCAGGAATGGGACCTAACCCATAGGATTGAGGTTGGCTCAACTGGGAATAAGTAGGAACTTCACCAGTAGATGCAGTAGGTGCACCAAGGGGTTGGCTGCTTAACGTCGGCCCCTCCATGAATTTATTGAAGGTGCTTGCGGTCTGCATGTTGTAAGCATTGGTCAACGCATTGGGACCAATTGCACCCATGCCTAAGTTGACCGGGGTGACGCCAGTGTAACTACTAGTCGCCGGAGCCCCAGAGTCGCCAAGGAATCCTGCAGGAGCAGTGCCAGTGAACGCACCCAAGTCGGCAGGAGCACCCATCTGACCAGCGTTTAAGGTGCGTTGGATAGCATTGTAACCTGATTGACCAGGCTTGACTTTTGCTGCGAGTTTGGGATTTGCCTTTGCCCACATCTGCATCCCCATATCTTCTGCAGATTGTTCGGCCTCAGAACCAGGGCCAGCAGCAATTGCTTTTTGGCGAGCCTGTTCGTAACGCTGAAGTTCAGGGTCTTGTGCGGTCAGCTGGGCAACACGCGAAACTTCCTGTTGATAGGCGCGTTCAGCAGCAGGAGAATACCCAGGAGAAGTAGCGGCAGGAACTGAGTAACCTGCATTGCCACCACCGCCACCACCGCCACCAGACCTAGCTGCGTCACCTAAACGCAACTCAGCACGACGATAGGATTCACCATTGGCACTGGGAGGAATAGAGCCAACTGCAGGTTTTGCATAAGGCATCCGACCCTGCAAAAGTTGACCACCAATGTATTGGAGTTCATTACCTGCTCGCCGGCCAATGTCAGTTTGAGGGTTTGGTCTTAAGCCAGGCATTGTTTGGGCTGCACGATTAACAGCAGCACTGGTTGCAGAAGAAGACTGTCCTTGGTTAAAAATGGCGGGCATCCAAGCGGGAGCCGTAATAGCACCTGCGCCATAACCAGCGCGACCAAGTAGCCCCTTTAAACCAGCAAGTTCTTTTCCTGTTGCAAAGCTAGGCATAATTACCTCCAAACCTCATGTAAGTAAATACGGGAACCAACTGCCGTATCAGCAGGTCCAGGTAATGCCTGGATAAATTCTGCACCAGAACGTTCGTAACGGTAACGAGCTTGGTACGGATCTTTGTAGTTAGGAACGTAAAGAATGCCGGCTAGACGATTTGTTTCGTAGAGATAAATCTCGTCCCAAACTTTTAGCGCTTCCTTGGCATTGCTCGACCGAATAGTACGGTCAACGTCGCCAACAATATTTTCAATCCGAGTAGAAGGAGAAGATGCAACCTCTGTCTTCTTTTCGGCCGTATCGCAACGCCCAATCTGGATAACAATTTTATCGTAAAAATAGGAATCGGGGACTGTATTCATCGCCTCTTCCAGACGAGCATAATCACCCGCTGGCACAGAAACAGTGAAGTATCCCAGATGATACCTAATCCTACTTTTGTCGAAGTCGCTAAATTGCACTTCTATGTTCCAGTGTACCTTTTATTATAAAAGCAACAAATCAAGCGACAGTGTCACCAGCTTGATCCACAATACTTGCAATAGGATTCATTGCGTTTTGAAGAATCCCGCCCAGCAATTGATTCTTAAATGCACCAAGTAATGATTGAGGCTCTTTGGTTTGCTTCTTCTCGCGTGGCTGGTAGTTAGTGCCAAGCATAAACGCTTCGATTAAATCGTTTGTCTTGGCTTGTGCGTCTTCGTAGGAAGCACGAGGAGTTGAAGATACGCTTGTATTGGTGAGGTCGGTTGCTTCACCAAGCGTTTTCATGTGACCGTAGCCAAGTTCGTACTTATTGTCTCCTGTGGTCCAGGTAGCCAGATTCCCGTAGCCTCCTGCATTGGGGCGCGGAGTGAACTTAACATCCCCTTCCACGTAGATCTCTGTGCCCTCCTGGCCGCCGTAATCAACGCCCCTATGGTATGTACTTGCGCCGGGGATGCCTGTGTTGCGTGGCCCCCAGGAGGAAGTCTTTGTCAACCCTGCAGCAGGGTTTAAGATCAACTCCCCTTTGCTATCTGTGATGTACTTGGGAACCCTATTGGCACCCACTCGTACGCCTGTAAATTTACTGCGGTGATACTCAGGGTTTTCGTACTCGCCAGTAACTAGGTTCTTTACATATGCATGTAAATGCGGACCACTGGAAACACCAGAGGAACCGAGCTGACCTATGCGTGTAATCTTTGCCATGCCTGTATTTTAAGACAAGAAAACCCTCGGTTTCCCGAGGGCAACTTGAGATGAGAATCAAACCCTAATCAGATCAGCAGCCATTACAGCATTCCAATCCACCCGTTTAATTTGTTTTAACTGCTCAAGACTGTTAAATCGTTCACCCGATAAAGACATCTGAAGATCTTTGATTTCCCGAGCAGTCTTCAGTCCAATGCCTTTAATATGATCAGCGATCATTTGGGCGGTGGCTGAATTTACATTTAATCGGGTATCGGGAGGGAAGGTGCGTGGCTCGTCTTGTGCTGCACGATCTTTAACCTGAAGAGTCTTAACTTTTTTAGTTGCAGATTCGTCAGGCTCAATCTCTGTTTTGTAAACGGTATAAAGGCGACCGTCTTGGTCTTCGACCATGAACCAATCACCGTTATCCCATTCGCTTACAACTTTGACGCGTGCGCCGGTTTTTTTGTGCTGATACAACATAAGGACCAGGGAGTTAATCTCTGGTCCTAGTTTACCCTAATCAGCTGACAGTGCGACCGGTCAGGTAGCCATCGATGTCTTCGTAACCAGGAGCTTCATCGGGCTGGATGTAGCACACTTCCACAACCAGGTAACCGGTGCGGCCAGCGCTTGCATCGCCACTGGAGATGTAGAAACCACCGGAAGTGGTGGTGCTGTTGGCGGTTTCCTTGGCGAACACCTTGAGGGTGGTCGCGGAAGTAGCGGCATAGTTAACAGTGCCAGGAGCAACGCCGGTTGCACCGGTGATGGTCAGGAAGGGGTTGGTGCCATAACCAGCGGTACCGCCAGCGAAGTAGATTTCGCCAGCTTGGGAGCCGGAGACGGTGGAGGTCAGGTTGGCCTGAATCACACCTTCGCCCACACCAGAAGCGGCGGTGGGGTTGCTGGAGCTCACGCGACCGAACGAGATCACGTTACCAGTAGCTGCATACACACCGGAAGCAACGCGACCGTCGCCCCAGCCGGAAGCCACGGAGATCGCAGTGCGATACACGTAAGCAGGCAGGGTGCTGGAACCAGAGATCACCATGCCGGTGATGTCGGTACGGGTGTCGTCATTCCGGTAGGGGGAAGGAACGATCACATCAGCAGAAGCAACAGGGCCAACGCCAGAGGTAGCAGTAACTGCCACGTAACCACGCTGCTGGAAGTAGCGGTAACCAGGGAGGGCCAGCACAGAGGTGGGGCCGCCCTTGGAGCCATCATTGGTGCCGGCATAATCGGCGTCAATGTTCTTATACCAGCCGTTCAGGGGCTCAGCCCAGTTGCCGGGATAGATTTTCTTAGCGGACAAATAGGTCATTTATTTTTCCTATAGTTTAGTTATTGTTTATTGATCAGATGGTGCCGTCATCTTGCACATAGCTGAACGCGGTGGTCACGAAGTCCTTGTTCAGGATTTCAAAGCCGGCGTACAGTTGCCAGATAAGGATGATGAAACGGCTGAAGTCATCGTTGTTGTTGATGAGCACCTGAGCGTTCGGGCCGCCGATACCCACGCCAATAGCTTGAGGACCGAAGAAGTAACCCTGAGCCACTTCCTTGGACGCGTAGGTACCACCGGTGCCGTCGAAAGAAGTGTTGACGTTCTTGGTCGGGAAGTTGGTCGACTCGAAGAACTTGACGCCTTCAAACTGCACACCAGTCGGCATCACAGGCTCACCAGCCAGGAAGTAGCCCTGACCAGCTTGGGGACCCATGTAGAAGCTGGCGTTGTTGGGCATGCCGGGGTTGCCCATGTACATGCCCTGACCGGGGTTGCCAGCATAACGGGCAATCTCACGGAAGTCGGGGTCACGACGCAGGTGCATCATGAAGGTAGGATCGCAGATGCAGCGATACAGACCATCGGCATAGGTAGGAACGTTGCGCTTGCGCAGGTCCTTAACAACGTTCAGCAGGTCGGTACGCACCTGGAACTGTTGAACTTCGTTGCCATACTCGGTGGAGGTGTAGGCAATGCGGCCGGAAGAATCCTTGACCTTGCCACCAGCGAAGTAGTAACCACCCTGGGTGGTGGAAGCGGCACCATTGGCTTCGGCTTTGGCGAGTTCATCAATGAACACGCGGTCGCGCCAACGACGGTAGTCATCCAGCAGCGTCAGGCTACCGATGGACTGGTGGAACATGTTCAGATTACCGGTGTCCAGCAGCAGACGCTGGGCGGTAATCAGAGTTTCACGAGCAATCTTGAAGGTCGAGGGCTGGGTCGGATCGCCGGGGTCTGCAGGACCGGTGTATTCCTTAAGCACCACCAGGACTTTCTCCTTGGTGATGTTACGGCTGTTAGCGGTACCGATCGTTTGGTCGGCAATACGCTCACGGCTGTCCTTAGTACCAGGGGTACCCCAGAACTTGTAGCGGTCTAACTGAACGGTTTGACCGGGCTGACGGGTGAAGTCGTGGACAACCACGGGCTCCACTGCCATCTCGGCAATGTAAGCAGGGTGGGGACGGTAAAGTTCCGCACCCAAGATTTTTGGGAAATCGGTATCAAGAAACACTTTTTAATATCCTCCAGAGTCGCGGGACTTGTGGGTGAAAGATTTAGACAAGTTTTTGTCTTATCTAAGACAAATTTTAGCAGGATCTAATTTTTAGTTAAGAACGCAAAATTAAACGTACTGCATATTACTGGAACCGTTTGCAGCTTCAGGGTTAATTCCTGCTTGGAAACCAGGGATGCCGATGGCGTTGTACAAATTAGAGTAGCCACCGCCTACCAAGCCACCAAGTCCAGCAGCAGCCGGAACAGCTGCCGTAGCTAGTGCGGCTCCCCTGGCAATACCTTGGAAAGACTTGCGTGCATTCGCTGCAGAACCTGCGGCATTTACAGCTTTACGTGCCATGCCAGGTTGCCGTAACGTACCAAGAGCGGCGGCGGCATAACCAGGCATTAAACCAGGGATAGCGGCAAGGGTTCCGGCATTTGCTGCTTCGCTAAGAATACGAAGAGGGCCTTCGCCTTGTTCTTTGTCTGTCAAGTTTCCAATAACAGAGCCTGTTGCACCAAGAAGGCCAGCGCCTAAAGCAGATGCTTTCAAGGCGCCGGCAGGGTTCCTCGCTGCTGCGTTTAATACTTGTCCGTATTTACCAGCAACAGGCATGGCCTCACTCCATCACAAACAGTTTGTTTGCAACAGTGGCAGGCTGAGCTTGGTTCAGTACACGCCAGGCGTTCTGGGGATCACGATTCATGATCTCGCTGAAGTTGCCCCAGAAGTTTTCGGGTTGCTGGGGAGCAGCGGCAGCAGGAGGAGCGGGGAACTCACCAACTTGGCCATAAGCAGAGGTGGTGGGATAACCACGGGTCTCCAGTTCTGCCTCGCTTTCGTACACGGGGTACGGACCTTCAGGACCAAAGAACTTCAGGGTGTAGTCGCTGAGTACATCGGGATTGGTAAGAATCTCGTTGTAAGCCAGGTTCTCTTGGTGCTCGTTAACAGCAAAGTTGGCATAACCAACGATCACGATCTGAGCACGCTCGCCCCAGGCAACAGCACTGTCAAGCATCCCTTCAAGTTGAAGGGCGTAGTTATTTAGTACGGCGGGTGCTTCGATTCCGAACGCGTCGATTACTTGGCGGCTTTCCTGCCCCA